AGATGCAAATGGTGTAGCAGTTGCATTGCGTGGTAAAGTTCCTTGTAAAGTAGAAGGTGCAGTTAAAAAAGGTGATGTATTAGTATCAAATGTTAAACCTGGAACAGCAACAGCACTTGCACCAGAAAGTGCAAATCCACCTGCTTGGTGTATAATTGGTAAGTCTTTAGAAAATAGTACTGATACAGGTATTAAAGTAATTAATATTGTTGTTTAATCGTAACGTTTTTTAATATCATCTTGCGTACTCCAAACTAAAAATTCTTGTAAAGTTTTTATCCAACTAACCATATCAGCTTCCATTTCAATGCAGTGATAATAACTCATTGGTAACACAAAATATGAGTATTTCTTTTTAGCACGTTTGAATTTTTTTTGCATTTCGACAATTTTGATTATGTCATTTTTTACTGCAAATATAATTTCTTTAATTTTGTCTTCACGTTTAAATTCTTTTATTAACCACAAATGATAATCATCGTCGACAGTATACATTGCCATAATTTCTTGTAATTCAAATTTTAATGCACGTATAGGATTTATATCTTTTCTGTATTTTATTAGTATTGATGGAATCTTATATTTTGGATCATTTGATTCTAAGTTTTGCAACAGATTAAAATATTCATCTTCTAATGAAAACCTAATATCCATATTTTCATCACTAGTCATTTGTTTTACAGCATCTTTTATATCAAGTAATATTTCGTAAAAACGTTTTTGATCACGATCTGAATATTCATTTAATACGTCTTTAATGTCGCTTTCGAAATGAAAGTTAGCATTAATGTTTTCTAAAATATCATCAGTTATGACACCATCTCGAGAAAATTTCTCAAAACTATGAGCTATTTTAGCCTGGTTAAAATTAATAATTCTTGACAATGTTTATATCCTGTGTTTATTTTTAATCAGTACTATTTACGATTAAATTTAATTTTTTAACATTGTTTTTATCTAACAATGTTTTACGTGCACCTTGGTGTAACGGTCTTGGTAATTTTCTTAATTTTGACCAACAATAATCTTGTGATTCGTGATTTATATTTGGTTCAAATTCAGTTGGTGTAACAATAACAAATGTATGATACATAAAATGACCATCATTACTTTGATAGATATCTAGTGGATGTATTTTAATAATTTTAGGAACAAATCCAATTTCTTCTTTTATTTCTCGTTTAAGAGCACCAATCACTGTTTCGCCTTTTTCTACTTTGCCACCCCAAAAACTCCAAGTTCCTGGATTACTTACTTTTTTTGATCGCATGTTAAGACAAAATTTTTTCGTATCTTTTGATAAAAAAGTGGCTCCTACGGCATCGTACATACATATATTTATAGCACGGTTTTACAATTTAGTCAATGTGTTAAATGCCTGCTAAATTTAGTATCCAATAACCTGGTTTGTATTGACCTTGGTAAGTGTCGATCCATTCAGTACCATTCCATTTGTATTGATAATTTGTAGTACTGTTTGTAACATATTGTGGAGTTGATCCATTTACACTTGCATCAAAAGATACATTCCAATGTATACCATCAAATTCGATAATATCATTTGTAGATGCAACTACATTACCCCAGTTACTAGAATTTTGTACAATATCATTAATAATTAAATATCTTTGGCCAGCTTGTTGTCCTGCTAGTGTACCATCTCCTGGTTGATTTTTTTGAGGATCAATAATTTTTAATACAGCATTTTGAGTATTGGTTGGTAATGTTGCTGAATCGATTGTAAAAATTAATTGGTTATCATTTGTTGGATTATAAGCAATTGTTCCAACAATGTCTTGTGTCGAATCTTCAATATCAGACGCTCTTCTTAATTTTAATTTTGACGTAGATGCTTGGAATTCTCCGTATTGTTCAAAGAATTCTTTCCAAGAATAACCTTCATTAATACCATGTGCATTTAACAGACTTACAGTATTACCAGTTACATCAACCTGTGCATCTTGTGGTGTAACAACAATTTCTTCAAGATTACTAAATTGTTCAAAAAAATCTGACATATTTTTATCATATTCTAAATCAGATAAATTGTCATCTAAGTGAATTCTATTGATAATAGATTGTATGATTGATTGCTTTTTAACTTTTGCTGGGGGGTTAATCCAAATTGGAACTTGGAAAATAAGTGTAGCAATATCTAATTGAGAATCTACTCCTTGAGGAACAGATCTTGATGACCATTGTATATCAATTAATTCAACAACTGTAATGTTTGTCCAATCTAACGGATTTGTGTTTGCTTGTATTTCTACTGTTGGATTAAACAAAGTTAATATTTGTTCTAATAGTTGTAATTTTTGTTCTGTGTTTGAACACCAAACGTCAACGTTAATGGTTAAATCATAAGGCACAGGCATGTAACGTTCTACTGTATAAGTATTACCTAATTCTGCTGTGTATTGATCATTAACAGAATCATATTTTCGTTCTTGAATTTGCTGTGCTGAAATTAATTTAGGATCGTGTCTACGTTCTCTTGCAACATTTAAATTAGCAACATGGCAAGTCATAAATGGTGTAGAGTTTAATGCGTTTTCTGTGTTACCACGCAATACGTGTGCAACCATTCTTGACATATCTGCATAACGCATTGGTACAGTTCTATAAACTTGTGAAGATGTACCACCGGCATTTTTTTGACCACTCTCAATTTGAAAGCCATTAAAGATACGTACAAATTGTAATAAGTATCTTCTTATCTGTTGATCATACCAAAATTGTGCCATTATACATCCGTCCTAGGTTTAACTGCTTTACTTAATCCTTGTTGCTCTTTACCATCTGTATTATCTGTATTAGTGTTTGTGTTTTCTATAAATGTATTTAATATTCTATTTGCCGCAGAATAACTACCTCTATGGTCATCTGATATTCTAATAAATCTATTTCCAGCTTTCTTGAATAATCTGTTTGGTTCATAATCAGTACGTAATACATAGTCTCCATCGTTTAATGAACTTGGGAAACTAGAACCTGTGTGTGCTATTGCAATACCATTCGGTGGTGTTGCCGATCCGGCATGTACACCAACTTTATTACTAAATCCAAATGCATTGTTGGCTGAATCTTGACTTGAGTGTAGTTTAATATCTTGTGTAACCCAACTGTCTGTTGTTGAAGAATATTTTTTAAATGAAATGTTTAAACCATTTTCAGTTTCTGTTCTCCACCAAATTTTACCACTTGTATTAGTTGAAGGTTGAGTTGTTCCTATTGCAACATCTACTCCAAGTAAACCAGTCGTTGTTGAATCTGTTGCAATTTTTACCCATGAACCATTTGCAACTTTTTTGAAATACGTTGCACCAACGTTTCTATCTGAAACTACTACAGCATAATCATTTGAAGGTACATATGATGATATTGGTGTTTTAGTACTGCCATCAATATTTGCCGAGTCAACTACTGATACAGCCTGGCTGTTCCACACAGTACCGTTACCAACATATAATCCCCAGTTGGTGTTTGCTGTGTCTAACCAATAGTCACCGTTTTTAAAATTAGCAGTTGGTGCCGTTGAACTTACAAAGTGATCAAATGTTTGCCAATTTGATTCCGTTGATTCATATAGTTTAAATGACGCAACATTGGTTTGCCAATGTCCATATAAACTACCAGGAATAAATTGGTCTGCTTTGTTCACATATAGGTGTGCAGTTTCGTAACCTTTTTTAGGAACTTCTGTTTGTGCTTGATTGACAATTGCATCACCTATATCAATTTCTGATTGATATGTAGAAATTAAATTTCGTAAATCATCTTTTTGTTCACCAGTACCAAGTATATCTGAAAACTCTGGACTGTCTACTAATGGAGTACATTTAACTCTCCAAATGTGCGGATACCAAGTTGGCGAATAACCTTCACTGCCTCTTGCCGCGTCTTCGATTACATAATATCTGTTGATTGCTTGTGGTCCTTCTGGATAATAAGCCGCAACTTCTCCTGCGGCAGAACTTGATGTACCTGTAACAGTTTCACCAACTGTAAAATCTCCATCAGTGACCATTCTTAAAACTTTTGCATCGTGATTATAATTTATCACTGTCGCAGTTGTACCACTTGTTGCACCTGTAATGGTTTCGCCTTTTCTAAATTTTTTTGCTGGCTTTGTGGTAAACTCTAAACGTGCCATATCTAACATGGTGTCATCACGTTGATGTGGTAATTCTAATACATCACCACTCATTAATTTTCTACCTAAAATATTAATCATTTCATTTAAATGAAATGTCATATAGATAGTATCGTTGGATAAAAATGCACCAAATTGTGTTAGATCAAAATCTGAATCTTGTACCTGATATACACCACGCATATCATAAACATCAGCATCATACTTGCGATCTCTGTTTTCTAGAAATAATAAATCTTGTATATTGTTAGGACGTACCACAGAATTATCAGGTTGTGTGCTGTCTGTACTGTTTGCTTGAGCATGTGGACCAAGGTATTTGTGTATGAATACGCCAGTACCACCAACATTAAAATGTTCGCGGATCACACGATCTATCATTTTGTAATCGTTACCTTTTTGTGGTTTCCATAAGCTCAGTCGTGGCATGTCAATATCCTTTTGTATAACTATTTATTCAATCAAAGATTGACAAAACTAGCGAATTATGTATAATGATGTATATATAGCAGTATGGATGAGAAAAAATTGAAAAACGATAAATTGCTGGATATACCAGATTTCCTAAGGCGTTTAGACGAAAATCGTAGCGAAAATGCACCAGAAGTAGCTGAACAGCCTGTAGAAGAAAAAACAGTTGAAGAAAAACCAACTGAAATAGAGCCAGTTGAAGAAAAGCCAAAACGCCCTTCGATACAAGATCGTATGCGTAGAAGGTTGATGTATATTGTTGGCGATATAGATGATGCCTTTGAAAATGTATGGGCAAGAGATGAAGATCCAAAGAAATTTAAAGCATATCACTACTTTCTTAGTAACGATATTCCTGGTGCTTTTATGAAAATGCTTAAACAACAAGTAGATGTATATATTGATGAGCAAGTAAAAGGGCTAGAATATAGAGATATCAAGCCAAAAGATCGTACAGATGAACAACAAGATTACGTAGAAAGTTTTGAATCTTATTCTAAATCTCAAATGAAACAGCATATTGCTTGGTGGGAACGTGTATACAAAGATTGTGAATTATGGGAAGCAAATAAAAAGAAACAACGTAAGCCACGCAAGTATAAGCCACCTTCAAAAGAAAAACTAGCGGCCAAAGTCAAATATAAACCAGAAGATAAAGATCTAAAATTAGTGTCTGAACAACCTATTAATTTACCAGGTTGTACAGCAGTGGTAGTATTCAATACTAAAAACAGGAAACTGGGTATATATGAAGCCACACATAAACATCATGGTTTAACACTCAAAGGCACAACCCTATTAAATTACGATCTAAGCACGGCTTTACAGAAAACAGTACGTAAACCCCAAGATGTCCTGGAAAAGCTAAATACGGGGGGTTTACAAGCGATTAAGAACACTTTTAACGCACTATCTACGACTGAAACTAAACTTAACGGAAGATTAAATAAGGAAACTATACTACTCCGTATTTTCCAATAAGGAAATAAATACAAGTATAGGATATTAAAATGGCCAAAGTAAAATCTAATAGAGACAAAATTATTGAAGATATGCGTAACCTACTTGGTGATGGTATGGTTGATGTTGAGCTTGATCCAAAACACTACAATCAAGGTTTGGACATGGCTTTTGATAGATTTAGACAAAGATCGTCAAATGCTAATGAAGAAGCAACATTATTTTTACAAATGCAAAAAGACATAAATGAATACACATTACCAAATGAAGTAATCGAAGTACGTGAAACATTTAGACGTGCATTAGGATCAGATCAGCAATCAGGTATTGACGTTGATCCTTTTGAAATTGCATATACCAACTTATACTTTTTACAAGCAGGTAGAATTGGTGGTTTAACTACTTGGGAAGCATTCAGTCAATATCAAGAAACAGTTGGTAGATTGTTTGGTAACAAAATTAATTTTACTTGGGACACAGTAACTAAAAAATTTACAATTATTAGAAGACCAAGAAATGCAGAAACATTATTATTACAAGTTTATATGAAACGTACAGATGAAACGTTATTAGATGATCCATACGCAAAGTCATGGATAAGAGAATATGCACTCGCACAGTGTAAAATGATGTTAGGCGAAGCAAGATCAAAATTTGGCCAGTTACCTGGTGCACAAGGTGGAGTTACACTAAATGGTGCTGATCTTAAAGCAGAAGCACAATCTACAATGGATAGGTTAGAAGAAGAAATTAGAAACTATACAGATGGTGGTGATCCACTTGGTATAATAATTGGATAATTTCATTTGACAAGATTTGAATAATGTTATAATATAGTAACATGATTGAAGTTACTTTAGATATAGATAAAATTTCCAAAAGAGATGAATATATAGGACAATCAACAGGTACCAGTGTTGAAGGTGGTGCTTTGAATGCCAACTACAGAGAAGTTGATGCAGTGGCTAGAGTTGCCAACTATATGGGTATGCTTGGTTACAAATATGAAAAAGACTGGCATTGGGAAGATGCTGGTTGTGATGAATTGACTGTAAAAGTTGATAACAAAGACATTGCAACACAATTAAAATTGAGGTGGTAAATTGATTATTGGATTAGTAGGCTGGATCGGCAGTGGTAAAAATACTGTTGCAGATATTTTAGCATCACAACACGACTATAAAAGAGACTCATTTGCGGCACCATTGAAAGATGCTGTATCAAATATATTTAATTGGCCCAGAAAAACGTTGGAAGGTGACACTGATCACAGTAGGCATTTTAGAGAATGTGTTGATCCCTACTGGGCAACTAAACTAGCAATCAAAAATTTTACACCAAGGCTTGCATTGCAAATTATTGGTACTGAAATAATGAGAGAATCTTTCCATCACAAAATTTGGTTAGATAGTTTAGAACATAGATATATTGCAGGCGGTCAAAAACCAACAATTATTACTGATTGTAGATTTAGAAATGAACTGGCATTTGTAAAACAGATGGGCGGATTTACTATTAGAGTAAAACGTGGAGAAGATCCACATTGGACTGAATTAGCCAAACAAGCACAAGAAGGAGATGCATTCGCTGAACAACAATTATCGGATATTGGTATACATGCAAGTGAGTGGGATCATACAGGTGTGCTAGTGGACTTTATAATTGAAAATAACGGTACATTAGAACAGTTGACTGACAAAGTTAACAGTGTTGCCAAAGTATTATCTAGAGTATCAAAAGACAAAAAAGCAACTCAAATATTTTAAATATCAGGCATTAAATCACCTTGACGCCATTTAAATTCTTCCATGGTCATAATTCTTTGACAGTTGGCACATATAGTTTTTAAATTATTAACAGCACTATTACGTAAATCGCCATCTACATGATACACATCTAATTGTGCATGATGTTTGGCTTTGAAACCACACTTCTCACATATGGCTTTCTTTTTGTATCCGTGTTGTTGCCATGTAGCCGTAGAACTTATGCCTTTGCCCTTGCTTAAACGTATACATTTGTCGCACATTTTACGATAATAGGTCTTATCACCTTTTTTATAATTAAAGGCACTGGGTCTAGACTTACATTTACTACATAATGGTCTATTGTCTGTCATATATGTATTTACTGCCCTTTTAAAGGGGAAAATATAGGTGCTTAAACCACCCTCTTTTACCCAACTTTAAATAAATAATGTATAATGGTAACAAGATAGTTGCCATACTTTATGAAGGAGAGATTACAATGCCAGATTTAGTTTCACCGGGTGTTTCAGTTACAGTAACTGATGAATCGTTTTACGCCGGCGCATCACAGGGTACAGTGCCTTTATTTGTAGTGGCTTCAGCAAAAGACAAAGCTGATCCAAGCACTACAAATTCAACAGCAATTGGTACTACAAGTGCAAACGTGGGTAAAGCGTATTTGATCGGTTCACAAAGAGAACTGTTATCGACATTCGGTACACCAACATTTTATTCAGCTGGTTCAACTATGTTGCCAGGTGATGAAAGAAATGAATACGGTTTATTAGCCGCATATTCATACTTAGGAATTTCAAATAGAGCGTTCGTAGTTCGTGCTGATGTAGATTTAGCTCAACTTACAGGCTCAACAAACGTTCCAGCAGGTACACCAAATAACGGAACATATTGGTTAGACACAGCGTCAACTAATTGGGGTGTATATCAAGCAGATGGTACAAATTGGAGTAAAAAAACTCCAGCAGTATTAACTGATGAACCAAATGCTTCAGCAACATCGAACGTAAACAACGATACAGAAAGAACACCAAAAACATCTTATGGTGCAAATGGTGACTTTGTTATTGTTGCTAACGGTTCAAACACAACAAACGGAATAGCAACTGCAAAACTTTGGGAAAAAGTTTCAGGTACATGGTACCAATGTGGTGCTGATACATGGATTGCCGCAAAATCAGGTACACCAGCTGTATTCATACAGCCAGGTTCAGGTTCGGCTCCAAGTGCGGCAGTGGCAGGTTCTGTTTGGATTAAATCAACAGCAGTTGGCGGTGGTGCTAACGTAGTAGTAAAATACTTTTCAACAGGCACAAACACATGGTCAACAATTTCAGCACCATTGTATGC